CATCCGCCGCCAGTTGAAACTGCGCGTGGTCTCCACCTTCAACGGTCGGGGCAACAAGTTTTTCAACCTCTGGGAGCGCGCCAAGGAAAACGGTTACAGCGCCCACCGCGTCACCATTCATGATGCGATCGCGGACGGCATGCCCCTGGATGCCGAGAAACTCCGCCTTGCCCTGGATGATGCCGATACCTGGGCTCAAGAGTATGAATGCGACCCGATGGACAGCAGTACCGTGTTGCTGCCCTACGAGCTGATCGCCAAGTGTGAAAGCCCGGAGGCCACCTGCATCGTGCCGCCGGAGTTCTGGTTCGTCGTGCAGCCCCGCCCGCTGTTCATGGGCATCGACTTCGCCCGCAAGCGGGATTTGTCCGTCGCCTGGACTGACGAGCTGGTGGGGGATGTGGCCCAGGCCCGCGAGGTGCTGGAGATGCGCGCCATGTCCACGCCGGATCAGATTGATCTGCTCCGGCCCCGGATCACCCGCTGCCAGCGGGTATGCCTGGATTATACCGGCCCCGGCGTGGGCATGGGCGATTACCTGGTGAAAGAATTTGGCGAATATAACCCTGACGCCCACCGGTTCGGCAAGATTGAGTTGGTGACCTTCAATAATGCCAACAAGGTGGAGCTGTTCACCAAGCTGCGGATGTCGTTCGAGACGGCCAAGTGCCGGGTGCCCATCAACCGGAACATCCGCGAAGACCTGCATTCCATCTGCCGGGTGGTCAGTCCCCAGGGGAATATCACCTACCGCGCCCCCCATAACGAGGACGGTCACGCCGACCGTACCACCGCCAAGGCGCTGGCGGAGAAAGCCCGGGCTAATTCCACCGGGGGCGAAGTAGGAGCCATGGTAGGATGAAAACCAACCTTGCCCATTTTGCCGCCCTTGGCCTGTTCTGCCCGTCCCCGGCTCGGGGTGGCCGATTTTTGTCCCGACGCGCCAGCGGGCGCGCAGGGGCCGTTAACGACCCGTTAAAACTTTCGTCCGCCCCGGGCAAGGTCGCCCCGGGAACGCCGATTCCGGACGGGGAGGTTTTTCATGCCTAAAGAACTCCAATTTTCCCCCTTCACCGGGAACGTTTTCGACAAAGGCCGGTCCTACGCCGACCAGGGCCGGTCGCTCCCGCCCTTGCGCGGGGAGTCCAAGGCCCTGTCGCCGGACATGCAGGCGTTCGTCTCCGGCTCCGATCTGGATGACCTGGATTCGTCCAAGGGCACCAAGTTCGTCACCGCCTACGCCCAGAGCGCCTGGGTTTATATCGCGGTGTCGGTCCTGGCCAAGAACATCGCCAAGATTCCCTTCCGCATCTCCCGGGTCGGCCGGGGGCAGGCCAAGAAGATCCGCGCGCTCCGGACCTCGTCCCGGCCGGAACACCGCCAGTTCGTCCGCAAAGCCCTGGGCGAAACCATCATTGACGACGGCCCGTGCGTGGACCTGTTCAACCGGCCGCATCCCACCATGGATGCCAATCTCTTCTGGGAAATGGTCGTCACCTGGAACTGCCTGCGCGGCGAATTTTTCGTGTTGCCCCTGGATAACAACGATCAGACGGTCGATCTCAAGTCCCGCAATCCCCGGATCGAACGGCTGATCACCCTGCCTACGGAACTGTTCTGGCACATGGTGGTCGGTTACGAGCTGGAAGGCTGGCGTTACACCGGCTCGCCTTTGCTCACGCCCATCCCCAGCGAGATGCTGTTGCCGAGCGAGGTGATCCATTCCCGGTCGCCCAATCCCTACCTTTACTGGCGCGGCATGAGCCCCCTGATCGTGGCGGACCTGGCCTGCCGCACGGACTATGCCGGTGCCCAATACGTGAAGGGGCTGTGGCTCAACAACGCCGACACCGGCGTGATCGTCACGACGGACCAGCAGACCACGCCCGAACAGCGCGCCGCCATCCTTTCCGCCCTGCGGGAACGCAAGCGCAAGGCCGGCACCGCCGACCGTCCGCTCTTCCTCTGGGGCAATGCCAAGGTGGAAAAGCCCGGCCTCACCAGCCAGGACATGCAGTTCCTGGAACAGCGCAAAGCCAACCGGCAGGAGATCGCCGCCATCTTCCAGGTGCCGGAAAGCATGATGGGTTACTCGGATGACAAGGCCAGCGCCCTCTCCGGCGGCGGCCAGGCCATCAGCGCCGAGCGCCTGCAGTTCGTGGAAGGCCCGGTCATGGGGCATTGCCACGTCATCGAATGCGGCCTGGCTCCCGTGGTGGCCACGTTCGGGGATGACCTGGTCGGCTGGTTTGACGTGGATTCCCTGCCGATCATGCAGGAAGCCCGGCGGGCGCGCCTGGATACCGCCGTCAAAGCGTTCGGCATCGGCATCCCCTTGAATGATTGCAATGTCGCCTACGATCTTGGCCTGCCGAAATATCCCTGGGGCAACAAATCCTTTCTTGCGTTCAATCTCCAGGAGGTCACCGCCGCCGGTCTCGGGGCCGGTGATTCGCTGCCGGCCGAGGAGGAACCCAAGCCGGCGGGGGAGGATGACCAGGATGGCGAGAAGTCCAATCCCTTCGCGCGCATGGGCAAGCTGTTCGCCAGTCTCCGCGCCCAGCCCCCGGCCGCCGATCCGGCGGTCCGCAAGCCGGATGTCGTGCAGCTCTGGAAGAAACACATCGCCGCCCGCAAGGCCTGGGTCAAGCAGGTGCAGGGCAAAGTCGGCAAGGTGCTGACCAAGTTCCGGGGCAAGACGCTCGCCAAACTGGATGAAGTCCACCTGCAGAAGACGGCAGTCACGAAAGGGCTCGTGGATCTGATTTTCAATCAGCACGAGTTCGGCCAGTCGCTGGATCAGGAGCTCAACTCCCCGCTCCGCATCATCCTGCAGGCGGCCGGCGACGAGCTGATGGAGGAAGTGGGCCATGACGATCCCTGGCAATACCCGCCCAAGGGCGTGCTGGAGTACCTGGCCGGCCGCAAGCAACCCATCATGGGCGTGGGCGGCACTGTGCGGGATCAGCTGAACACCAGCCTGGAAGAGGGCGTCACCAATGGCGAGACGCATGCCCAGCTCGCCGCCCGCGTCAAGGCGGTCTTCACCAGCCTGACGATCGGCGAAGCCAAGCGCGTGGCCATGACCGAAGTCAATATCGGCTACAACACCGCCCGGCACCAGGCCATGGGTGACGCCGGCATCGGATACAAAGCCTGGCTCAGCTCCCACGGCCCGCACGTCCGCCCCGCGCATGCGGATGCCGAGGACATGTACATCGACGATCCCATTCCCCTGGACGAACCGTTCGAGGTCATGGGCGAGCAGCTCATGTTCCCCGGCGACGGTTCCCTGGGCGCGAGCCTGGAGAACATCATCAACTGCCAGTGTGTGCAACTGGCGGCGCAGAAAAAATCCGAGGACGAAAAAACCGTGGGGTACCTGGTCTGTGGTTACGGGCCGAAGTACATCACCAAACTGACCATCGAATGACTATGAAAACGTTAGAACAACTGCAAAAAGAGTTCGGCAAACGCGCCGTCACCCTCGTCTCCGGGGCGGCCGGCATCCGGGGCGGCCTCCACTGCGAGGTCCGTGATCCCGCCGATGGCGATGACTACGAGCTCGATTTCATCGGCAGCGACAACAGCGTCGACCGTTACAACGAAGTGATCCTGCCCACCGCCTGGGGGGACATGAAGAATTTCAAGGCGAACCCGGTGATCCCGGACTGCCACGATTATTCCAGCATCGCCAAGATCGTCGGCCGCGCGAAGAGCGTGGCGGTCACGGACGGCAAGCTGTGCAACCGCGTGGCCTTCTGCATGGATAATCCGCTCGGCGTCCTCGGCTACAAAATGGCCAAGGCCGGCTTCCTGCGGAGTCAGAGCGTGGGTTTCATCCCGCTGGAATGGACCAACGGCAATTCCGCCGATTCCCCCGACCGCACCTATACCAAGTGCGAGCTCCTCGAGATCAGCCTGGTCGTGGTGCCGGCGAACCCCGGCGCGACCGTGGGCATGAAGTCCGCGCTGCAAGCCGGCGCGATCGAGCGCGCCGATCTGAAGAGCCTCGGCGACTGGCTCAAACAATTTTGTGACGACGAAAATCCAAACCCCGGTGCCAAGGGAGGCGCGTCCGGCCCGGGTGTTCATGACGCGCGGTTGTTGCAGATCGCCCGGAGCCTGCGTGAAGCGCTCAAATAAACACCAACGTCCGTCAACCAAAAACACACTATGAAGAAAACGTTCAAACAAATGATCAAGCCTTACCGGCACCTGCTGGCGCTCCTCAGCGTCATCCTGCTGTGCACCGGCCTGGCTGTCCTCCACGTCATCCCGCCCGCCGCCGTCCTGTTCTTTACCGGCTGCTGGCAGCTGCTGCAGATCGCCCGGAGTAAACGCCGCACGTCCGCCCTGTTCATCACCGGGATGAGCGAAGAGCAGATCAAGGAGTTCGAGAACATCTGCAGCGACCTGAAGAAATTCGGCGGCATGTTCAAAACTCTGGATGAGATCGCCAAAACCGAAGGCGGCTGGGCGGCCATCAAGCAGTTGCCCGAGGTGTTCAAGACCGAAGGCAAACGCGTGGATGAAATCCAGAAAGAGGTCAACAAGCTCCGCAAGCTGGTCGCCAAAGGCCAGTATTACACCGGCGTCAAATGGGTCGGCAACGTCCCCTTTGTGACCGATGACTGCGCCCGCGCGCTCTCCAGCGTGCTGGTGATGGAATGCAGCAAGATCGACGGTGCCCTGCGGACGCTGAACAAAGACGAGAGCCAGCACAAGAACCTGCTGGACATGGCGCGCGAGTATCTCGGCATGGAACAGAAGGCCGGCGGTGCCCTCGGTGCCGGCGACATCCCCCTGCCGACGATCTACATGCCCCAGGTGATCGAACTCGTGTTCGCTTACGGGCAGGCCCGCCAGTTCGCCACGGTGTTTCCCCTGGGTGCCGGCACGGTCAAGCTCCCGCGCCTGCAGGCGGGTGAGGATGACTTCGGATTCCTCGGGGCCGGCACGGGCGGCATGAGCCAGCAGATCGGCCAGAAGGAAGTCACCGCCGCGCTCGTGACGTTTACCGCGAACAAGGCCGGCGGCCTGATCCGCATCCCGACCGAACTGGAAGAGGATACGTTTATCGCCCTGGGCCAGTTCCTCGCCCGCTACATCGCGCGTCAGCTCGCCAAGCTGGAAGACAAAACCATGTTCCTGGCGGACGGCACCAATGCCTACGCGAACATTGTCGGCGTCGGCCAGTACTGCCTCAACAACCCCGCCTACCTGCACAAGCTCGCGGCCGGCAACACGGTGGTGTCCGATCTCACGATCAATGACTTCCGCCTCCTCCGCACCCTGGTCAATCCGGCGGTGCTCGCGAACATGGCGGCCAACGGCCAGACGCAGGCGGCTTATTACCTGCATCCCACGCTGGAGGCGTTGCTCGTCACGTTCAACACCATCGGCGCTCCGCAGATCTACAAGCCCGCCAGCGCCGGCCAGCCGGCCACGCTGGATGGCTTCCCCATCCGCTGGATCGGCGTCAGCGCGCCCTACAGCCTGAACGCCGCCCCGAACGCCCTGGTCGCGTTCTTCGGCGACCTGTCGTTCTGGTACCTCGGCGAACGCGGGGCTCCCCGCGTCGAAGTCAGCCGCGATGTGTTCTTCCAGAGCGACGAGCTCGCGATGCGCGCGCTGGAACGCATCGACGTGGAAGCCATGGCCGTGGATGCCATGGCCACCCTGGCGCTGCCGCCGGCCTGATCCTGGCGGGGCGGGGAAGCCGGGCAACCGGATTCCCCGCCCCACATAACCCGCAACCGCAACCGAAAAATAAAATCGTATGGCAAAAATCAAAACCAAACTCACGCCCGCCAAGCCCGGCCCTGATCCGGTGCCCAAGCCCGGCGATAAAATCAACCTGGTCCTCGCCGCCCGGCAGGAAACCGTGCTGCTGCCCGTCGTCTCCGTGCCGGATGTGCATGCCGGCCGGCAGGTGATCGTCGAGGTCGACGGCCGCCCGGACAAAGACGGCCAGGTCAAAAAGACCAAGCTCGCCGTCCCGTTCCGCGCCCCGGAAGAGGATGCCGCGCTGGTTGGCCTCACCTGGCATTGGCCCGCGAAAGCGGCGCTGATCCTGGCGTTGCTGGCCCTGGCCTTCGGCCTGACGGCGCAAGCCGCCATGCCGACGTACCGGACCCTGTCGGACGGCGGCAATGCCGCCTCGCCGGCCGTGGTCTACTTCCCGGCCAATCCCAACGCGCAAGTCCGCGTGGTGGGGGTCTGGTATACCTCCGACACCAACAACGGCACGCTGGGCTTTTCCACCGGCGTCACCGCCTACACGCAGACATCGACGAACGCCACGTCCACGTCCGTGACCAACCTGGTGAACAGTACCAACGGCCTCGTCGCCGGTAGCCTGCTGCTGCTGGATAACAACGGGAACGCCTGCACCAACACCCTGACCAGCTACGGCACTTATGTGACCGGCACCAACACGTTCGGCCAGGTCACCAACCAGGCGTTCATCGTGCTGGGAACCGGCGGTTGGAATCAGGCGCTCACCAATGCCCAGGAGAACATCTACCAGATGGGCGCGATCAGCACCATCCAGGTGGGCTCGCAATCGAATGCCATCAACGGGGAGGCCATCTTCGTGGGCAACTACGGCCGCCCGGTCGTCGTCACCCTGGGGCCGACGCTGGTCACCAACCGGCTCAGCTCCGTCTCCGCGCACTACGATCAGATCGGGCAGAATTAACCCCCGGTTAAATCATGTTTAACAAGCCGCCATCGGACCGTCAGATCAAGCCCGGCGATTTCGCCCGGCCCGCGCCTGGCGCGCGTCCCGCCCGTCCGGTGGCGGCCCCTCAACCGCCCGCGCCGCAACCCAAGCCCGTCAAACCATGAAAGCCGGCTTCTCCAATCTCGACTTTTTAAAAAAGCAATTGCTGCCTACGTCCCTCACCGGCGACGTGGCCAAGAGCAAACGCTTTGATCCGCTGCTGCAGGCGCTCGGGGCCGGCGTGGCCGGCCAGTTCGAGAAATACTGCGGCCGGAAGTTTGATTACCTCGTCGGTG